ACAGCAACTTTGAAAGATGAACCAACTCCTGTTGAAAAGGAGAAAGTTCGTGTTTTTCAAGCTGTTGCTGTTGCATTTGGGTTGTATATTCGTAAATATTTCTTACCTGTAGCAAGATTCTTGTCATTGCATCCATTGCTGTCTGAGAGTGCCGTTGGTGTCAATGCTTTTTCCAATCAATGGGAAGAACTGATGGGTCATGCGAGTAAATTCGCAGAAGACAATAAGGTGATTGCTTGGGATTATTCGAAATATGATGTTCGAATGAATTCTCAAGTTACACGTGCAGTTCTTGCCTCTTTTATTGAATTGGCAGAAGCAGGAGGATATGATCAATATTCACTTAAGATTATGAAGAATATGATTGTGGATTTGGTTCATCCTTTAATTGATTATAACGGTACATTGCTAATGGCTTACAATATGAACACTTCCGGTAACAATATCACTGTTAACATTAATAGCGTAGCAGGATCTTTTTATGTTCGAATGGGTTTCTTTAATGTATACCCGAAGGAACAAGATTTCCGCGCTTGTGTTGCAGCGATGACATACGGAGATGATTTTAAAGGCAGTGTTCATCCAAATTTTAGGAGTTTTGATTTCTTTACTTTCCAAAAGTATTTAGCAGATCATGGAATGAAGGTTACTTTACCTGATAAATCCGATGATGCTGTTGCTTTTATGGAAGATGAAGATGCTGACTTTCTGAAAAGGAAATCAGTTTATATTCCTGAGATTGGAACTTCGATTGGGTGTTTGGACGAAAATTCTATTTTTAAGTCTTTGCATTCAAATTTGAAATCGAAGAAGACACTACCTGAATCTGTAGCTGTTAGTTGCATTGAGACAGCAATGCATGAATGGTTCGCACATGGACGGGAAGTATATGAGATGCGAGCCGAACAGATGAAACAGATCTGTTCAAAAGTAAATCTCCCTGTTCCAGCCGTTTCCACTACTTTTGATGAGCGAGTGGAAAATTGGCTTTGTAAATATAAAAGCTCATAAGTCTGTAGTTACCTAGATGTATTAAAGGGACAGGCGTGATTTTCACAAG